GATCGAGGGAGTGAAAAAAGCCGCCGACGCCGCTTGGAACGTGATGGAGAAGATCAAGAACGCGCCCGCGAATGCGTGGCACGCACTGACGCCCTGGTCCGCCCCGCCGGCCGCGGGTGGCGCCTACTACGGGGCGAGCGGGCCGAGCCGATCGGGCGCCGGCGGATCCGCCACGGGCTCGGGTTCGCCGCAGATCGTGGTCAACATCGCCGGCGACGTCGGCGATCCCGTGGTACTCGGCCGGCGAGTGGTGGCCGCGCTCGATGCCTACACGAGCGCGAACGGCCGGCGCCGGCTCTCCGAGCTCGTGAACGGCTCGACGCCGGCGGTCGTGCGTGCCTGAACAGCTCGCCTTCTACTCGCCGTGGGCGTGGTTGCGAGTCGAGCTCGGGGTCGGGGTCGGGTGGCTCGCGACGGGCGACACATGGGGGGCCGCGCTATGGGGCTCGGCGAAATGGGGCGAAGGGTGGGATCCCGAGTGGCACGACGTCACCGCGGCTGTCGTGAGCTTTGACACCGATACGGGGCGAAGCGGGATCCTCGACCCGGGCGACGTGGGCTCGGCTGCTCTCGTGCTCTCCGATCGGGCCGGTAGCTTCGGGATCGCCGGCGCCCGCGTCGCCACGGGCTCGCTCGTGCGAGCTTTCGCGCAAGCGGGGGGGCTCGAGCGCCCGATCTTCGTCGGGAAGGTCACCGCGGCGAAATCGACGGCCGATCTCGTCGACCCGACCGTGAGCGTGAACGCGATCGACGCGCTCGGGACAGCGCTCGCCGCCGACTATCCCGAGCCCTTGCCCGCGCAGACGACGAGCGAGCGAATTCACTACCTGCTCGATCGGGTGAGCTGGCCCGCGAAGCTGCGCGATATCGAAGAGGACGAGACACCGCTGCTCGGGGTCGACGACGCGAAGAATCTGCTTGACTCGGCACGGCTCGCCGTATCGAGCGCCGGCGGTACCTTGTGGGCGACGGGCGCGGGGGTGATTACCTATCGGGATCGCAACTACGGGGCGCCCGAGCCCAATCCCGAGATGGAGATCGGGACTCAGCCCGGGGTTGCCCACCCTTCGGCGATCGAGCTCGACGAGGACGTGAGCCGCATGGCGAATATCGTCAAGCTCGAAACGGTCGCCGATCCGCCCCTCGTCGCCGAGATCGCCGATCATCGCTCGATACAACGCTTCGGGCCGATCACCCTCGCCGAAAGCGACCTCGTGACCGCCGATCGGCACGACCTCACCGCGATCGCCTCGCGCCGGCTCGCTTTCGGTACCGATCCCCTCGAGCGAGTCGACCCGCTCGAGCTCGAAGTACACGACGACCTTTCGGCTCGAGCCGTGCTGCTCGGGATCGGCTCGCTCGTACACGTCACCTATCAGGGCTCGGATCCGTGGGCTCGGCTGCTCATGCTGGGCGGGATAAAGCACACTGTCGGGCCCGATGGATGGTCGGTAGGGCTCGCGTGCTACGACGCGCTCAGCGCATCCGAAGGGCAATCGAAATGGGGGCTCGGGTGGTGGTCGGTATCCGTGTGGGATTCGCTCGAGCCGGCCGAGCGCTACCGCGGCGCCGTGCTCGCCTCGGGCCCGCTGCTGTACTGGCCGCTCGACGATCCCGCCGGCTCGACGATCGCCCGCGAGCTCGTCGCCGACGAGATCGCGAACGCACTCGGGCCCGTTGGCTTTGGCGCCCTCGACCCGTGGGGTCATCCGGGCGCCGCGAGTTTCGACGGGGTGAGCGCCGAGCTCGTCGACACCGTGACGCGCCCCAATGGGCCCTTCACCGTCGAGTGTTGGTATCGCACGAGTGCCAATCAAGCCGGGCTCGTCGACGCGCGTCAGAGCGCGTCGAGCTACTCGCCCTCATTCAATATCAATAGCGGGGGGAAGCTCGCGGGATTCTCCTACGGTGGGGCGACGAAAGAAATCGTCGACCCCACCGTGAGCACGGACGGGCAGTGGCATCATGGCGCCTTCACTTGCGACGGGACCGCCGCCGCCGCCGAAACCGTGCTTTACCGCGATGGGGCCGCGGTAGTCACGAATCCCGATGGGGGTTGGCAAGCGATCCCGACCGCATGGAACATGGGTCGCACCGTTCGCCGCGGGTATCTCGCCGGCGATCTCGCTCACGTCGCGATCTTCGAGCGGGCGCTCTCGGGGCTCGAGATCGCCGATCACTTCGCCGCCGGCGAAATATCAAGCGAAAGGGGCTCCGATGCCTAATCCTGCTCGACCGAATTTCGGCGAAGTGATCGACGAAACGTGGGGCGATCTCGTCGCCGATCATGTGATTCGCCGCTACGCCAACCCCGCCGAGCGCGACGCCGATCTCGCCGGCTTCACGGTCGACGAGCTCAAAGGGCAAGTCTGTGTACTCGGGACGATGGTCGGGGGCTTGCGCCCGTATCTCGAAATTCACAATGGTGCCGCGTGGGTCGCGCCGTTTCTCCAAATGCCCGCGACGGGGGTCAAGATTCAAGGGGGGGTCGTCGCGGGCACTTCCAACGGCTTCGCGTGCCTGAATATCGGGTTCCCGGTACCGATGGAATTCGGCACTCACTACACGATCGCAATTCACTGCACGCCGGCCGACCTCTCGGGCTATTTCCCGAGCTCGGAGCTTTGCGTCGTGTCTACGCTCTCGCCGAGCGCGACGGGTTTCGTCGCCACGTTCACCGATATTCGCTCGGGCGTGGGCTTCGCTAATCAAGCTGTCGCGTGCGCGTGGCTCGCGATGGTGGGCGATGCGACGGTCCCGATCTTGCGCGCCGACGAGCTGCCCTCGACCGAGCCCGAGCCCGCGTACGGGTACCGGGTGATCGACGAGTACCCGGGCTTCGAGTCGATAACGGCCGCGACCGCGCCCGGATGATCGCGTCGGTATGGGCCGATCTCGTCGCCGAGCTCGCCCTCGCCGTCGAGCTCGTGCTCGTGGTCGCCGTCGTCGTGCTCTGGCGGGCGACCTTCGAGCTTCGACCCCGCCGGAGCCCCGAGCTCGAGCAGCTCGAGCCGATCGAGCGTGAACCCTTCGACCAGGATCGCCCCTAAAGGCTCGCAATCGAGAGCCGTGGGCCCGGGTGCCAGTGATCGACCAGGGCAGACGCGCAAGAGCCCCGGACCGGCATCCAATCGACCCGGGGCTCTTGGCGCAGTGACCGACGAGCCGCACCGTAGCGAGCGGGTGTCGCGAGAGCGTCAGGGTTGCGGTAGCTCGTCGAGCGCGGCGTCGGCGACCATCGCGGCGCCTTCCTCGGCAGAGCGCTCGGGGTGGGCATAGGTCGACAAGAGCAGCTGCCCGTTATCGGCGTGCCCGAGCCGTGCTGCCGCCGTGCGAACGTCGACGCCGCCGGCGACAAGTTTCGAGCCGGCGAAGTGGCGAAGAGCGTGGGGATTGAGCCGGCGGGCCGTCAAGATGCGAGTCCGGTTGGTCACATAGTCGGGCCGTAGGGGCACGACCCCGCTCGGGTGTGTCGCCGGTGTGAATACGAATCCGTCGAGGAGCAGGTCGACCCCGACCGCCGCGCAGGTGCCCTCGCACGCGAGCCGGTGCGAGAGCAGGTGACCGACGACGGAAGGTCCGAGCGTGATCGTGCGGGGCCGCCCGCCTTTGGGCGGGCCCTCCCGCCACCGCTCACCTCGAGGAGAGTGAAGCGAGCGAGCGACCGTGAGAGTGCCCCGCACGAGCTCGACGTCTGACCATTTGAGCCCACATGCCTCGCCCCGTCGCATGCCTGTGTAGGCGCACAAGGTGAGCAGGGCGCCAAGCATCGGGGAATGCCGGGTTACCGCCTCGAGGGAGGCGACGACGTCGTCGGGCACCTTCGGCCGTGGGTCGGCCGCTCGCTCGGCGCGGGTTTTGCGCGGCCGGGCCTTGCGGGCCGGCGAGCTCTTGATGAGCCCCCATTCGTCGCCCTGATTGAAAGCCGCCGACAAGAGCGCGTGCACCCGCATGATCGAAGTCGGACCCATGCCATTGGCTGCGAGCCGGTCGTAGAACGCGGCCAGCGTGCCCGGGGTGACTTCGTCGGCCGCGAGGTGCCCGATATCTGGGTTGATGATCTTCGTTGCCTTGCGCCGGTACTCGGCGACCGTCACGGGCGAGAGCGTGCGCTCCCTGTTCTCGCAGTAGCGGGCGAGGAGTGCGGCGACCGAGCCCGGGGCGACCGTGACCGAGTCGAGCGCGGCGAAGAGCTCGCGGAGCTTGCGCTCGGCGTCATGGCGCGAGCCGTGGACGACCGCCGATTTCCGACGGCGATTGCCGCGTGGGCCGACTGATGCCTCGACGCGAAACGAGCCATCCGGCCGGGACTGGACTGACCCCGAGCCCGACCGAGCACGATCCTTTGCTGCTGGCGCCACGGGGCAACCCTAAGTCACCGTGTAGCAATCTGCGCCGCAGTGTGCCATTTTCGGTGCCGCACGCCGTTCGGTGGACTGGTCGGTGGCGAGCGTTTTCCCAGGTCAACGAGTCGGGCTGCCGGGATTTGAACCCGGGACCTCTTGACCCCCAGAAAAATCGCTTGGGATAGCTAGGCACGAAACCCTCGCCATCGCAACCCGGAAAAGGACAGGTTTTCGTGCCTAGAGGCGCGCAGCGGGCACAGGGTCGTGCCGCATTCGGTGCCGCACGATGCGTGGACGGTACCGCTTCGGTCCCGGCACAATGACCGGCCGATGCACCCGTCTGCAAAACCAGCGCCGCCGCGTGAGGTCGAGACGATCGCATGGGCAGCGCGCCAGCTCGGCGTCTCGCTTCGCACCGCCTACCGGCTCGCCGGCGAGGGAGCGCTGCCAGGGCTCGTGCGCCTCGGCTCAACCCTGAGAGTCTCGGTCCCGCGCTTTCGCGAGGCCGTGCACGGCGAAGCGCTCGCGGCGGGACGCCGGCGGTAGGGGGGGCCGTCCCCGGGGGCCGTGGGTCTACATGCCTTCCGGGCCTTCGCTGAGCACTCGCGCTCAAGGAGCGGGGCGCGGCTCGTCGGCTTCGTCATCGCGGCGCACATGAGCGACGAAGGGCGATCGTTCCCGGCGGTTGCCACGATCGCTAGAGAAGCCGGCATGAACGTTCGCAACGCACAGCAGGCGCTACGCCGGCTCGAAGGGCTGGGCGAGCTCAAATCGTGGGCCCGAAATGGTCGCTCGACCGAGTACGCGCTCATGGTCCGCGGCGTCCCGCAACCGCTCTGGACAGCGGTCGTCGACACTGTGGATAACTGCGCGACCCCTGTCGCTAGCGACACCCCCTCGCTTTTCGCGACCCCTGTCGCTAGCGACACCCCACCCCTGTCGCTAGCGACACCCGAATCTAGAAGTAATCAAATACAAAAGGCTTTAGGCGCCGCGTTATCCACAACCCCTGTCGCTAGCGACACCCCCTCGCCCTCGATCGAGCTGATCGAAGCCGCCGATCACATCGAAGCCGAATGGTACCGACGAGCCGTCGGTAATCCCGAGAGCCGCTCGTGAGCATGCTCCTCGTGACGCTCGCTCTCGCTCTCGCCGCCGGCGCCGCGCTCGGGGTGATTCTCGGGCGAGCGGCGCGATCGCGAGAGCGTGCCCGCCGCGATTCGCCACGGAGCGCACGCCCTCTGCTCGCCTCAGCGCCGCGAGACCGTCGCGGGGACGCTCACGAGCAGCGGGCCCATAGCGGGGCTCTGCGGGCCGTACAGCGCCCGAGCGGGTGGGCGCTCAAGCGGGGCGACCAGTGAGCGGGCGCGGGCCCGAGCTCCTCTTCGAGCCCTTGTGCGGCGAGCGCGATCCCGGGACGGGCTTTCGCTGCTCTCGGATCCCGGGTCACGAAGGGCTACACCGAGCCGTAGACCGTGAGAGCTTCGCGATCCTCGCCGAGTGGGAAGCGTGATCGTCCGCTCGTGGTGGGGGCCGGCCCTCGTCGCCTTCGTCGCCCTGGCGATCTTCGCTTTCGTGGTCGTGGGCTCGTGACCGCCGGCCGGAAGTGGAAGGGGCGCGGCAAGTGGTACAACGCCGCTCGCCGTGCGGCGATCGCCCGCGACGGGCCCGGGTGCGCAGTGTGCGGGGCGCTCGACGTGCCACTACAGCTCGACCATGTCGTGTCATTCGTGGATGACCCAAGCCGCGAGTGGGACGTGACAAACCTCCAGCAGCTTTGCGAGATCGACCACAAAGCGAAGAGCGCCCGGGAGACTCGGGCCCGCGCTGCTGCTGCTCGAGCCGGCCCACCTGCGATGGTGGGCCCGTCTAGAAAGTGGTGAGTGATCTTGAAACCTCTCGACCGCGTGTGGATCCCGTCGCCCAATCACTCGGGCGTTCGGGGCTCGACGCGCTTGCTCATCGTTCATACCGCCCAAGGGGCTCGAACCTTCGTCGACCTTGGCGCCTACTTCGCCAATCCGGGCGCCGAAGTGAGCTCACAAGTGGGCATCGACGATGCGCCCGGGGCGATCGGCGAATACGTCGCCGCCGGCGACAAATCCTGGGCCGCGGCGAGCTTTAACGGGGTGGCCGCGCAAGCCGAGCTGTGCGCGTTCGCCGAGTGGGATAGCGAGTGGGCCGATCACCCGACGATGCTCGACAATCTCGCTCGCTGGCTCGCCGAAGAGAGCGAGCGCTACGGGCTACCCCTCGTCAAGCTCGACCCCGCTTCCGCTCAGGGATCGGGGCGCGGAGTCTGTGCCCATGCGGATCTCGGCGCCGATGGTGGCGGGCACTGGGATCCGGGGCCCGCCTTCCCGTGGGCGAGCGTGATGGCCGCGGCGAATCAATACGCCGGCGGGTTTACGACGCCGGCGCCGAGCAAGCGAAAGGGGCGCAACATGATTGCGAGTACCGACACCGGCGGGGGCTACTGGACTACGACGAGCGATGGCGCGGTCTATGCCTTCGGCGATGCCCGCTACGCCGGGGGGGTGAACGATCCCGACGTGTTGAGTGGCGAAGTGGTCGGGATCGCGGGCAAGGGCAGCGACGGGTACTGGCTCTTCGCCAGTGATGGGGGCGTGTTCGCTTTCGGATCCGCCGGCTTTCACGGCCGGCCCGATCGCGCGTGATCGGATGACCACTACCCAGACAATCGTGCTGCTCGTCGAAGTCGGGGTCATCGCACTCGGCGCCCTGCTTCGGATGCTCGGGCTCTCGAAGTAGCCCCGCCCCCCTGCTCTCGATAGGGGGGCCCTCGCACTAACCCCGCCCCCCCTGCTCGAAGCCGCCCCCCCTGCCTTGTGTACCGGGGGGGGTCGGGGCGAAAGGGTAGGGGGGGTGGTTGCACCCCGCCCCCCCTGCTCGCCCCCCCTGCTGTATCCCAATGGCGAGCGAGCGAAGCGAGCGAGCGCGCCGCGCTTGGAGCGATGGCAGGTAGGGGGGGTGGGCCCGAGCTCGACGACTCGATCGAGATCAATCGCAAACGCGTGAAGAGTCGAGCGACTCACGAGCTCGACCGAGACTCGCCGACGCGAAATTGAAAATTGAAAATTGAATTTTGCGCGCGAACGCGGCGTTTTTTTGAAACCCGCCGGGACCCCCTTCCTTTTCCGAATTTTCCTCTCTCTCGGGCCTGAAATGTTCGAGAGTGGGCGCATAGGTTCGATTTCGTTCCTCAGTCGCGCGATGCTCGCCTGATCGCTTCGAGCGATATACGGGGAAGATCCGATGCCACGGGCCGTCACAGTGAGAACCGCTCTCAATCGTCGGGTAAAAGCCGCTCGGGCCGCCGGCCGGCTCGGCGACGAGCACGAAGCCGCCGTCGCCCTGTGCTGCAGGCTCGCCGACGAGCTCAGCGACCCCGCCGGCTGCCCGCCGTCCGCTCTCGCCGGTATCGCCCGGGCGCTCTCGGGTGAAATGCGGGCGCTCGGGCTCGTGCCCGTCGCCAGCTCGCCCACCGAGCTCGATTCCTTGCTCGCCGAGCTCCGCGGGGAGTGATCGAGCCCACCTTCGGGCCGGGCCCGCTGCTCGGGGCGAGCGATGGGGCCCGCGCTGGGCGGATCGGTCGAGCGCTCTTCGGGATCGAGCCGCTCGACTGGGAGCAATACACCCTCGACCACATGGGCGAACGCCGGAGCGACGGGCGACTGCGCTATCGGATCGTGGTTATCACGGTCGCCCGACAGAACGGTAAGAGCGTGATCCTTCGGATCCGCCTCGCCGACGAGCTCATCGCGGGGAGCTCGACCTCGTGCGTGATGAGCCACGACCGGGCCCAAGCCCGAGAGATCGTGTTCGAGCCGCTCGCCGACGCCCTCGACACCGATCGCTTTCGCCCGCTCGGGCCGAAGATCCGACACGCCAACGGTTTCGAGCGCATCGTGCTCGGGGCCCTCGACTCTCGCCTCGTGCTGCTCTCGCCCACCGAGAAAGGGGCGCACGGGTACTCGCTCGACCTCGCCGTCGTCGACGAAGCGTGGAGTCTCTTCGACTACCGCGTACCCCAAGCGATCACGCCGACTCAGGTCCATCGCCCCGACCCTCAGCTCGTGGTCGTCTCGACCGCCGGCACCGAACAGTCGGCATGGCTTCGCTCGCTCGTCGACCGTGGGCGGGCCGGCACCGATCCTTCGATGCTCTATCTGGAGTGGTCCGCCCCGGGCGAGCTCGACCCCGCGGATCCTGCGGCATGGCGGGCCGCCAATCCGAGCTACGGGCAAGGGATCTCGCACGAAGCCCTCGAAGCCGCTTTCGCCTCGATGCCCGAGCAAGAGTTCGAGCGGGCGCATCTCAACCGATGGACCGTCGCCGCCGAGACTGTCATCGGGCCGGCCGCGTGGGCGAGCTGCCACGACGTCGAGCCGATCGGGCCCGAGCTCGTGCTCGCGTTCGACGTCGAGCTCGACCGATCCTCTTCGGCGATCGTCGCCGCGGGGTCGACGAGCTCGGGTCGGCTCGGGGTCGAAGTGATCGAGCAGCGCCCCGGTACCGAGTGGGTACTGCCTCGCCTCGTCACCCTCGCCGCCCGCCACGATCCGATCGCCATCGTCGCCAATGGCGCCGGGCCCGCGAAATCGCTCGTCGAGCAAGGGCCCGCGGCCGGGGTCGCCCTCGAAACGTATAACTCGACGAGCTACGTCGCCGCGTGTCAAGTGTTCTTCGACCTGGTGAGCTCGGGCCGGCTCTCCCAGCGCGCCGAGCGCCCGCTCGACCTCGCCGTCGCCGCCGCGGGGCGCCGGGCGCTCGGGGGCTCGTGGGTATTCGGGCGGGCCCACCCGGGCGCCGTGATCTCGCCCCTCGTCGCCGCCGCCCTCGCCGCTCACCGGGCGAGCCGGCCGCACCTGGTACCGTACATCGCGAGCGTGTAGGGGTCGACGACCGTTCGCGATAGTGCGCACGATGCGAACTAACGTCGCGCCAGCGTGAGCCCACTACGCCGGCGCCGAGCCCGGGTCGAAGCGATGGCGTCCGAAGAGCGCCGCGCCGCCGAAGCGGGCGTGCCGCCCGAGATCACCGGGCTCTCGTGGGGCGATCTCGACGACTCCGCGCCCGTCACCCGACACGAAGCCCGATCGCTGCCCGCCATTACCGGGGCGCTCGGGGTGATCGCCGGCCGGGGCTCGACGCTCCCGCTTCGCCGCTACAGCACCGCCGGCGATCCCGTCGACCCGGGAACCTTCCTCGCTCACCCCGAGCCCGACGTGAATCGCCCGCTCCAATTCACGCTGTTCTCCACCCTCGCCGACATGGCGCTCGACGGGATGGCCTACTGGCGCGTCATGCTCCGCGACTATCGGAATTTCCCGCTCGCCGTGGTCAAACTCGACGCCGCCGCCGTCGGCCCGAGGACTCACCGGGTGCCCGGGATCGGGACCGTGATCGACGCCTGGCTCGTCGAAGGTGAAGAAGTACCGCTCGGCGACGTGCTCCGCTTCGTGGGCCCGGTACCGAGCGGGTGGCGCAGCGCCGGCGCCCGCACGATCCGTATCGGGCTCGCCCTCGAACGTGCGGCGAAGCGCTACGCCGAAGAGCCGATGCCCTCGATCATCTTGCGCAACGAGAGCGGGGTCGACTTGCCCGAGCCGAAGGTCGACTCGATCCTCAAACGTTGGAAGCAAGCCCGGGCCGATCACTCGACCGCGTACCTGAACACCGCGCTCAGCGCGACGCCGGTCGGATTCAACGCCCGCGACCTCCAGCTCGTCGAAGGTCGCCAGCAAAACGTGCTCGAAGTCGCCCGGCTCACCGGCGTGCCCTACGGGCTGCTGGGCGCGGCGCCGGCCGGCTCGTCTGTCACTTATCGGAATCTCGAAGGGGAAGGGCACCAGGCGTTCGACGCCATGCACCCCTACCTCGCCTCGATCGAGCAGCGGCTCAGCCAAGAGGACGTGACCCCGCGGGGACAATCGGTCCGCTTCGACATGACCGCCATGTTGCGCCCCGATACGACGACCCTCGTCGACCTCGTGGCACGGCTCGAACCGCTCGGGATCATCTCGACGCCCGAAGCCCGCGCCATGCTCGGGCTGCCCGCCGAGAATCCCGACCTCGCCGCCCCGAGCGCGCCGGCGCCACCCGCGCCCGCCGCCCTGCCGACCCCGGGCTCGGGCCCGACGTCGTGAACCTCAATCGCATCGTGACCGCCGCGGCCGGCCCGATCGGGGTCGACCTCGAAGGGCGACGGCTCGCCGGCATGGTCGTCCCGTGGGGGGTGGCCGCGATGGTCGAAGGGCTGCCCGTACCGCTCACCTTCGTGCGGGGCTCGCTCGCCATCGACGAGCGGGCCCGGCTGCTGCGCAATCACGACCGCCACGACGTCATCGGGGCGCCCGAGTGGTGGGCCGACTCGAAAACCTCGATGCGCGCCGGCTTTCGGCTCGGGCGCACCGTGAGCGCCGAAGAGGCTCTCTCGCTCGCCGCGGACGGGATCGTGACCGGGCTCTCACTCGGCGCCGAGCTGCTCGAAGTAAGCGAGCTCGGCGACGGCTCGATCGCGGCGAGGGCCGCCGTCGTGCACGAAGTCTCGCTCGTCGGAATACCTGCATGGGCCGAAGCTCGGCTCGGCGCATGAAAAGAGAAAGGGGCCCTCATGCCCAATAGCAAGCGAAGCCGCCCGACTCGAAACGGCCGAGCGATCCGAGCCAATCAAACGGCGACCCCGCCGCCGGTGGGCGCGTTCGTGCCCGCCCGGGTCGAAGGTGACGCGCCACCGGGGGCGACTCCGCACCCGACGCCGGCCGATGCGATCGTGAGCTTCGCCGCCCCCGTGGGGGCGCCGACGACGCCGGGGGCGCCTCACACGCCGCCCGCGTCCGTACCGGGTCCGGGGGGTGTCGCTGCTGGCGCTTCGGCGCCTGCCGGGCCCGGTACGCAACCGCCGGCCGAGCCGCCACCCGAGCCCGGGCCGGCCGAGCCGCCGGCCGAGCCGCCGGCGAGCTCGATTCATATTTCCGACGTGCTCGCCGCGCTCGGGGCCCGCCCCGCTCAGGTCTACGTCACGGCCGAGCCGTCGCCCTACATCGAAGCGGGGGGGCGGATCTCGACCTCGCACGGATTCTTCGCCGATCTCTACGCCGCGGGCACCCGGGGCGATGGCGAAGCGAGGCGCCGGGCCGCGCAGTTCCAAGCTCAGCTTCGCGACTACATCTCAGCCGCGGCCAACGACACGGCGAGCGCCCCTCAGATCATTCCGCCCGCGTGGGGCGGCGCGTGGTACGTCGAGCAGATCGCACAGATGCGCCCGGCCGTGAGCGCGTTCGAGTCGGCGAGTATTGCCGATAATCGCCCGATCCCGGTACCGCGCTTCAAGGACACGACCCCGAGCTCGCTTGTCGGCGATCACGTCGAAGGACAGCCCGACGCCGCGGGGACAGTGAATTTCGATCAGGTCACCGTGACGCCGAAACCGAAGAGCGGCCGGGCCGAAGTGACGCGCGAGCTGCTCGACGCGTCGCCCGACCTCGCCGATCGCCAAGTGTCCAACGCTCTGCGCGAGTCGTATGCACAGAGCACCGAGTCGACAATGGCGGGGGTTCTCGCCGCGGGGGCGACAGCGGGCCCGGCCGGCGGGGCGACCGCCGTCGCGGCCGAGCAAGCGATCCGCGCCGCTCTCGGGATGCTCCCGGGTACGCGCTTCGCACCCGCTCGGGTCATCCTGCCGAGCTCGCACGTCTGGGCCGCCCTCGTCGGCGCCGACGGTACCGACGGGCGCCCCCTGTTCCCCTACCTGCTCAACGGGCCGACCAATGCCGCGGGCACGACGTCGACGGGCTATGCGACCGGCTCGATCGCCGGGGTCGAGACTCGGCCGGCTTGGGCGCTCGATCCCGGACAGATCATCGTCGGCGCCGGCCCGGCCGACGCCATGAGCTTCGAAAGCTCGCTGCTCGAATTCCGCTTCGCCGAAAAGAGCGGGCCCGAGCTCGTCGAATTCGACGTGTGGGGCTATTTCGCCGCCGTCGTGCTCCAAGCACGGGGCGTGATCCTCATTACCTCGACGGTCGCCGCGGGCGACGTCGGCGATATGGGCGCTCGAGCCGGCAACGGGAACGGGAACGGCAGCTCGAAGAGCTCGAAGAGCTAGGGGCTCAGAAGTGGCAACGGGCGCGCCTACGGCCGACGAGTTGCGAGAGCGACTCGGGGGCGCGCCCGGCGCCACCGACGAAGAGCTCGAAGATTGCATCGATATCGCGACCGCCTACGTCGCCCCGATGCTCGACCCCGAATGGGCCGATCCGCTCACCTGGCCGGCCGATCTTCACGACGGGCTCTTGCTCGGCGCCACCCTGACCTACCGGAATCAGGAGTCGCCGACGAGCGCCGCCGCGGGCGGATTCAACCCGGACGGCTCGCCCGCCCCGCCCCCGATTACCTGGTGGCCGCGGGTACGCCAGCGCATCGTGCAGTACACCGCCGCGGGAGCATGGGTCGGGTGAGCTTGACGACGACACGCGAAGAGCTCGCCACGATCCTCGCCGGCGACTCGCTGACCGTCGGGCCCGAGCCCGGGGCGCTCGGGGCCCTGCCCGCTCTCGTGCTCGACGCCGGCGACCCCTGGCTCGAAGGCCCGACCCCGAGCCCGGGAAGAGTGCTCACCTACGGGCTCACCGCCACCCTCGTCGTGCGCTACGCCGACCCCAAGAGCGCCACCGACGAGCTCGAAGCCGAGCTCGAAGCGCTGCTCGGCCGGCTGCCCGATCGTTGGAACGTCGACCGGGTGGACAAGCCCGAGCGGATCGCCGCGGGTGAAGTCGAAGCGCTCGGGGCCCGCGTGCATCTCGCCACCCTCACCAGCGTCACCTAAGAAAGGATCCGCCCATGCCCGCCATCGTCATGTTGCCCGCTCAATTCACCGTGACCGTCGACGACGTGCCCGTCACGGTGCAAGTGACCGAAGCGACGCTCGCTTTCGACACTTCGACCACGACGGTTAAAACGATCGTCGAAGAAACCGACTACCAGACGGGCGAGAAGTGCACCCTCACCCTTGCCGCCTACCAGGATTGGACCGCCGATAAGACGACCTCAATCTGTTGGGTACTTTGGGATAACGCCGGGCAGCAAGTCGACTTCGAGATCGCCGGTACCGACGAAGCCGGGGCCGTCGTGACCGCCGCCGGTACCGCCACCATGCGCCGCCCGAGCTTCGGGCCCACGGCCGACGATGCGGCGAAGTTCTCGATCGACATTCCCGTGATCGGGATCCCGACCCTCGATCTCGTGCCAGGGGCGCCGCTCGCTGCCGCTGCCGCCGAGTAGTGCCCGGGATCAAGATCACCGGGGGGCCCGAGCTTCGACGAGCTCTCAAGGGCATGGGCGCCGATCTCCGCGATCTCTCGAAGTTGCACAAGCGAGTCGCGGTCGCTTTCATCCCCGTAGTCTCGGCTGCCGCGCCGAAGGGCGAAACGGGAAAGCTCGCCTCGAGCTTTCGCCCGAGCGGGATCCGCACGAAAGCCCGGGCGAAGAGCTCTCTGATTTATGCGCCCGTTATCAACTACGGGTGGCACGCGCACAACATCGAAGGGGCCCACTACGCCGAGCGGGCCCTCGATCGCTTCGGGCAACAGGCGCACCGCATGTACGACGAGGGCATGAAGGATATTTGCAAGAAAGCCGAGCAGACAATGGCGCCGACGTCGTGAAGGATCTCCCCGATCTCAGGGGGATCACCCTTCGGGATCTCAAGGATCTAGAACGGGCGCTCGAGCGCCCGATCGGGATCGTGATGAAATCGCTCGCCGATGGTGACGTGAGCAAGATCGACGCCGACGTGCTGGCAGGGCTCGTGTGGATTCGGCTTCGCCGCGAGGATCCCGCCGTGACGCTCGACGACGTGTGGGCGATGGATCTCTCGGCTTTCGACGAGCTCGAGCTCGACCCAAAAGTATCGCTGGGCCCGAATCTGTCGACGGGATCACCGCGAAAGTCGCGCGGGCGTGGGGCTGCTCGCCCGTCGCCCTCCGCGACCTAACGCTCGGCGAGCTCGCCGCTATGGCGAACGTGCTCGAAGCCGAAACGAGAGCGGGCCGGTAAATGGCAGGGCTCACGATTTCCGTGATCGCCGACGTCGCGAAAGCGATAAAGGGGCTCGATCAGGTTTCCGAGAAAGCGGGTGGATTCTCGAAGGGCTTGCAAGGGGTCGCCGGCGCGGTCGGGGGGGTCCTCAGTTTCGGCGCCGCCGAGAAATGGGCGAGCTCATGGATCGACGCCGCGAAGAAATCGAACAAAGCGACGAAAGGTGTCGGGATCGTATTCGGGCAATCGGCCGGCATCATTACCGATTTCGCCACGACGAGCGCGAACGCGCTCGGGATGACCCAGACCGAAGCCGAGCGCTATGCGATCACGATCGGGAATCAGCTCGAGGGCTACGGGGTGAGCCAAAAGGAAGCGGCGAAGGGATCCGTCGAGCTCACGAAGCGAGCTTCGGATATGGCCTACGTTCTCGGCACCGACGTTTCGACCGTGCTCTCGGCGATGGGCTCGGCCCTCAAGGGTCGCACGGCCGGCCTGAAATCGCTCGGGGTGAACATCGACTCGAATACGGTAAAAGATCGCCTCGCCGCGAAGGGGCTCGGCGAGCTCACGGGCGAGCAAGCGACCGCGGCACAAGCGAGCGAGATCCTCGCCATGATGCTCGAGCAGACGAGCGACAAGGCGGGGGTGCTCTCGTCAAAGACTGACGAGACCGCAACCTCGCTGCCCGCCCTGAACGCCTCGATCGAGGACACGAAAGCGAGTCTCGGGCAAGCGCTCTTACCGATCCTCAACACGATCCTGCCCGTACTCAATGATTTCGCCCAATGGGCCGAGAAGCATCCCGGGCTCATGCAAGCTGTCGCGATCGCCGTTCTCGCCGTCGCCGTCGCCGTGGGGGTGTTCTCGATCGCGATGACCGCGCTATCGATCGCCGGCGCCCCCGTGTGGGCGATCGTGATCGGGATCGGGATCGCGATCGCCGCCCTGATCGCCGTCGTGATCCTCTGTATCACTCATTGGTCGACCCTGGTCGGGTGGTTCAAAACCGCGTGGGATTGGATCTCGAGACTGATCGACAAAGTGTGGGGGCTGCTCGCCCCGATCGCTTCGGGCGTGTGGGCGACGTTCTCGGCGATTTGGGGTGGCATCGTCGGATTCTTCCGCGACGCCGTGGGGTTTATCCAAAGTGTGTGGAGCAAGATTTCCGATCTCGCAACCCTCTTCGGTAAGAGCGTGTGGGCGAGTTTCTCGGCGATATGGGATGGGATCAAGAGCGCAATCGACGGGGTGAAGAAAGCCGCCGAAGCCGCATGGAACGTAATCGAGAAGATCAAGAACGCGCCCGCGAACATCTGGCACGCGATCACGCCCTTTAGCCTCCCGGGCGCGGGCGCGGCCTATGCGCCGAGCGGGCCCTGGCGCGACCGCGGCGAGCTCGGGGCCCTCCGTCGTGGTGAACATCGCCGGCGACGTCGGCGACCCCGTAGTACTCGGCCGGCGAGTGGTGGCCGCGCTCGACGCCTACACGAGCGCCAACGGCCGGCGCCGGCTCGCCGAGCTCGTGAACGGCTCGGGATCGCCGGCGATCGTCCGTGCCTGAGAAGCTCGCTTTCTACTCGCCGTGGGCGTGGCTCCGAGTCGAGCTCGGGGTCGGGGTCGGGTGGACCGTGACGGGCGACACATGGGGCGCCGCGCTATGGGGCTCGGCGAAGTGGGGCGAGGGCTGGGATCCCGAGTGGCACGACGTCACCGCGGCTGTCGTGAGCTTTGACACCGATACGGGGCGAAGCGGGATCCTCGA